GTTACAGCAAAACCACCTGAAGTGTTGTTGAAGACGAAATACATCTTCTTGTTGGCGGGGACAATCAGGCTAGTCGTGGAGAACGACAAAGCACCCGTCATCTCAATGAACATGTTACGAGCTACACCCGTAGCACCGTTGGGGATCGTGATCGTGGTATTAGCACTTGATCCGTCAGTGATCGCTTGGGTTACATAGCCACTGATGGCTTGTTCCAACAGAGTGCCAAGGTTGGTATTGGTCGTGTCACCCCATGTGTTGGACTGTTCGCCCGTCGCCATCAAGGTTAACGCAAGATTTGTCGAGTAAGTAGCCATTTGTCACCTATGCAGCAATCGTCCACACAGGGTTCTGCGTGGAAGTGTTTTCCGCCCACACAGGACTCAAGGAGCCTGTGCTCGCATTCCATACTGGATTATAGACGTTTTGAGACCGAGTCCAAATCAATACAGAATGCACCGACCCGGTAGCCGAAACCCCTGTTACAACCTTTCCAATCTCAACAACAACGCTGTTGACGGACCCTGTTCCAACCACACCAGTAACGCTGATGCTGTCAACAACCTGAACCGCAACGCTGTTGACTGTCCCCGTTCCTACCAACCCCGAAACGCTGATGCTGTCGTCAACCTGAACCGCAACGCTATTAACCGACCCCGTCCCCACCACCCCCGACACGCTGATGTCATCTTCAACTTGAACCGCAACGCTATTAACTGACCCCGTTCCGACTAGACCCGAAACGCTAATGCTGTCGTCAACTTGTATCGCAACGCTGTTGATCGACCCCGTTCCGACTAGGCCCGAAACGCTGATGTCATCGTCAACCTGAACCGCAACGCTGTTGACCGACCCCGTTCCTACCAACCCCGAAACGCTGATGTCGTCGTCAACCGTCTCAGCGACGCTATTAACGGAACCTGTGGCAGAAACAAAGGAGACACCATTGCCCCACGTCTGTTCCCCCCATCCGACAACGGAATTCCATCCGTCAAAGGCAACAGTAGCGTCGGCCACTTAACTCACCTATGCAATCTGAATAATCGCAGTGCCCGCGCCCGCGGTCGGGAACACAATTGTAAACGTGCCACTGGACACCACTTGGTCCGTCACAAAATCCAGAATGCACACAGCATAATTGGTCGAAGCTTGGTAAATCATTGCCCCACGAGTGGTAAACGTCGCCGACGACCAACTGGAGTCGCTAAAGTCTACGAATGCCGTCGTGCCGCCCGAAGTTGGAGTCACGTTGACCAGCGTGTTTCCACCTGTGGTATACCCACCGCCGCTAACTACTTCATCCGACGTCATGCTGGTGTAGCTGGTTGTTGCGGCACCATACGTGCCCACAATGCTTGCATTCGCTTTAAACAGCGCGATTTTGTAAGCGGGGCTGGCCGACGTCGTAAAGTTGTGCGATCCAGTAAGCAGCTGCACCTTGAAGCTGGTGACCATTGCCTGTGTTAAGCCTGCCATATCGTTCTCCTGTTAAAAAATCAAGACCCACGCGCATACGGCGGAGGGTTGGATATCAAAGGAACACGCAACATACCGTCGCGGTATTCGTCGCGTCGTCCGCGTCCCTGCTGCTCCATGGCCAGCTTCTGCACGGAATCCGTATACCGCTGTTGAAACTGCCCCAGAACGTCAAGCGGGCCTTTGGTGAACAAATACGCTTCGACCAATACCGCATACGTCAAAACCTCCGGAGCGTTGTCCGAGAGCCACGTGTTTGGATTGGCCGCAGATAGCTGGTCGGTGCGCCGAAAGTAGGCCAGTTCTAACTGATAGTTTAGCGATCCCGTCAAAGCAGGCGCGATATACAACGTGGATTGATCCCACAGCCCGTAATACTTTGGCGAAGCAGAGCTTGTGCTGGTATTCGCCGTGTATTCCGTCATAAAGCTGATGTCCCGCTGCTCAAGGAATACACGGTCCCCACTTGTCGGGATATATTGAAGATACCGAGCAAACAGAAATCCGGACGGCACTGCAATCTTGGGTTGCGTCGTGCCTATCGTGGCAATGTCATATTCCTTGAACGCATCCAAATCAACATCACGCATGACGCGGTTTTCAGCGACAAGAATAAAGTTACCCAACACCGTCGGTGTGAAAACCGTAGCATCAATCTCCATGTAGCTTTTGATGTTATCTGTGAATTCGGTATAGTTCATGTAATCACCACTGTTACCGAGTTAAGCATGCACTGCGCCAAAACCAAGTCGTTTTGTGCATCCGGGACCATTCCAGTTGCAGAAAACACTGAATTGCCCGGAGCGCCTACAAACACATCCAACGGCTCTTTAGGCTGCGGACGCGGCTCTTGCAATGCAATTGCATCAGAGACGTTACGCCGAGGCTCTAGCTGCGGATGCTTTGGTTCGTAACAAAAGGGGCAGGTCTTTAACCCCTGCCATTCCTTTCTTAGCTCGCTAAGAAGGAAGCGCTGGTTACAGCGGTCGCACAACGCATTTGATTGTTTACCTTGTGCATACATTCTAGGTCATCGTCCGGTCAGGGACCAGATAAACGCTTGCAATGTCCCTATCTTCTTGCGCCGCGCGCAAAAAGTCTTCTTCGTAAATCTGTTTTAACATAGCAATGCGGTCTGGAGCGCGCTTCATTGCTATGTAATACGACAATCCGGAAGCCAAACACGGCAGAAACCGGAAATTGACGTCCGCCGTATTGGTGTAACTGCCTGCATCCTGAATCCTACGAATCGCGTAATACACAAAAGTATAGGTCGTTGACGAATCCGGATTCGGGTAAAAATACACCTTTGGAATGATTGTTCGTTCCACGTAAAACTGTGCCGGTCGCGATTGCGTAGCCGCTTTGGCCGGGGTGTGCAACCACTCTGCTCGACTAAACCTGTTCAACGTAATATCCGTCTGCACGCTGTTTGATGTGGACCGGATTACGGCTTCCAGCACATTAACAGTGTCTGTAGGCAAGTTGTATTCGTAAGTCCCCGCTACCAAAGACAAGGTTCGTTGTTCAATTGTCCAAAGGTTAAGGCCCCGGCTTGCCCAGTCCAAGAACATAAGGTTCAGGGACCGGCGAGCCGTTTTTATGTCATAGCCCGCACGAACTTGAAGACCGCAGCGTTCAAACGCTTCGGAGATAAGCTCATCCACGTCCAAATCAAACGTGGTTGTTGCGGACGTTGTCATTACCAGCTGGTCGGTTGCGGAATACGTTTGCTAATGGGGTTTTCAAGCGTACCCTGCATCTTTTGCGCAGTAAAGTTTACGTCCACTTTTTCCGGCTTTTTGGCCTGTTCCGTGGTTTCCGAGAAAACCGCACCAAAACCCTTGATCGCAGCGCCTACACCACGCTTATGCCCGTTGTTTTTCATGTGTTTCTCCTAAATTATTACTTGTAAAAAGACTTTTTGGTCATTCCACCGTGCTTCTTGCCCGCCGCTTTATGCGCCACGCCCATCGGTTCCTTCGCATGCTTTTGCATGGCCTTGTCCTGCTTGCGATCATAGGACGACGGTTTGGCTTCACCGCCTTTGGCATAGGCGTTTTGCGGAGAAATCATCGGCAGGTTCTTGGCCATCTTTCCGGCCATCAGCGCGCGACCCTGACGATCCGCAGTTGCCGATCCGCCTTTTGCTTTACGCATCGGAAAAGCGTTAGCAACAGGAATAGACCGCATAGGCGCTTTGCCCATGGACATAGACCCACCTTTAGCCGCTTTAATCGGCTTTCCCATTGCCATCAGTTTATGGCGATTGGTGTTTTTCATCGAATTATCCATTCTTGACTCCTTGGTTTAGCCGTAGAAAATTGTGACTGAACCTATGTTCGTCACATCTGCATAAACAGCGGTGCTAAACAATACACCTTGACTGGGAATTACGAGGTATGTGGGCTGCGTAGCAGAAGCTACCGTATTCAAGGTCATGACGGTTGTGCCAGAAGCACCGCCATCTTTAAACACCACACTGCCCGCCGTGCCTGATGGGACCATGTAAACAGCCTTGATCCTTGTTCTACCGAGAGCATTACTGGATTGATTTGTAAATTGCCCGTCAATAGTCAATACCTGACTTGCCTGTATATCAGTTTCCATTTTGTTGCTCCGGTTTGTCTGCTATTTTTTGCAGCCAATACTGACATTCTTGCATGGCCCCAGCAATGGCATTTAGATTGGCTTCCATTTGCCGTCGCTGGGTCTCTAATGCCGCAAGGCGTTCTTTAAGGTCTAACTCGGTCATACTTGGCTAGTAGCCAGAGGAATGTAACGAATAGCGCCGTTGACAAGAACACGTAAAGAACCTGTAGTAGCGCCACAAGCAGCAGTGCAAAACAGTACATTGCCTGATGCGCCTGTGCTAACGGGAGAGGCACTACGACCAACGTCAAACAAATTCAAAACGCCAAGGCTGTTTTGTGCGTCATCGCCAAAACCAACAAAGGCCGTGGGCCGCACACCTCGTGAACCAGAGAACGATGTAAAGTCAAAAACAGCGCCATAGGTAGCACCCGTGTTTGTGCTTGCGCCCATGTCTATAACACCCATCACAGCAGTGTTAAGACCTGTAATCACAGTGGTTGCTGACGCTCCCATTGAGGTCTGGGCATAACAACCAATAATTGTGCCGCCAGAAACGCCCGCCGTGCGGGAGTTAGCCGCGCCAACCAAGGCAGCTACGGTGCCTGTCCATGTTGCGGCAGGACGTACAGTAAAATCGGTAAGATTGTAGCTGCCTGACGTGTAGTCGGCAGCAGTCAGCGTATCGTCAGAATTAAAACCAGCGTTAGACGTAACTGGGCCTGAAAATGTGGTTTGAGCCATGATAATTCCTTTGTGTTGTAGCACATTCCCGCACAGTCTCTACAATGTCTGCTGGGAGCAGTCTGTGCAAGTAAAATTTCCCAGATTGGTAAAACAAGTGGACGCTTTAAGCCGTCATTTAATGGCTAGTTCTTTAGTCTGCCATCCACTTTTAAACACAGGGCCGGTTGCGTGGTAACGGGCTTATCGTTCCTGCCCACGCTCACCTTGAATGCCGGATTACCGGCCCTGTTTACTCCTCTTACGCGCCCGGGGAACCGTAGATACCACGGGGGTC